TCCCAATAGTAACACATCTTTAGCCAGTTCGGCACTACTTCCATAGTAAGTTTGCCATCCACTTGATGCTTTATACCGTTTTTTCTTACCTTTGACTTGTTTGGTTTTGGAAGAATAAAAGAATTTCTTACCTATGTATTTTTTGTTATTCGTGGTATTTGTAATTAAATAAACGAATCCGTAATTATTACCAATCAAGTCTTCCGTAAAATCAGTATTATTATATTGCCAGTTTAGTCCCATTCTCCATTATCCAAATCGTCATCATCCTCTATATAGTCCTCGGATAATTCTTCGATTTGTTCACCACAGAATGGGCAATGGGATTTCTTTTCACTTTAAACTGGCCTTTGAGTCCCAAAGAAATTAATCTTCGGTCGGCAATATAACGAATATACTTCTTAACATCTTCTGCTGTTAAATCTTCCATTGGCCCCATTTGAAAAGCCAAGTCAATAAACTTATCTTCTAATTCTACCATGCGTTCAGCAATGGTATATAAACGACCTTTTAGTTCATCGTTCCAAATTTCACGATTTTCTTCTATGTATGTGCGGAATAATTTAATCATATTCTCGGTGTGTTGAGTTTCGTCAACAATAGACCAAGTAACAATTTGACCCATACCTTTCATCTTACCGTGGCGTGGGAAGTTCAACAACATAATAAATGATGAGAACAATTGCATACCTTCGGTGAAGGCAGAGAATGTAGCAATGTGTGCTGCTGTGTTTTCTTTGGTTGTATTTTGTTCAGCAATATTCAATACATAATCATGCTTCTCTTTCATCTCGGCATATTCCATAAACTCATTGTATGTTGTTTCTGGTAAACCAAGAGTTTCAATCAAATGTGAATATGCGGCCACATGAAGTGCTTCACGAGCAGCAAAGCCCAACAACATCATTCGTATTTCAGGCTGAGGGAAATAAGGCAGATAATTATTAACATAACCGCCAGCAACGTCAATGTCTCCTTGGGTAAAGAATCGGAAGATGTGTGTGAGAAATTGTTTTTCTTCTTTGGTGAGTTTTTTCTTCCAATCTTTAACATCTTCGAGCATTGGTACTTCAGAGTGTAACCAGTGAGATTGCTCATGCTTAAGCCATGCATCATAAGCCCAAGCATAATTAAAAGGTTTAAAATATGAACGTTCATCGGTCATCCTTGATTCTGTTTTCTTAATCATTCTTCTCTCTACTATATGTTAAATGAGGAACCGCAACCGCAGGTACCTTTAACTTCGGGGTTTGTTATAACAAATTGTGAATTAAATTTTTCTTCTTTATAATCTAATGTTGCTTCCATTAAATATTGTGCTGACATAGAATCAACAAATACTTTAACATCATCTTTTTCAATCACAAAATCATCTTCTTCTTGGGTTTCATCAAAACTAAACTCATATTGAAACCCCGAACAACCTCCACCTTTTACAGACATTCTTAATGCCATATTAGGATTCTTTTCTTCTACAATCAAATCTTTTATTTTACTAAATGCATTATCGGTTACTTTAACCATTTTATACCTTACATGAACATTTAAGTTCGTAATCTTTTATTGCTGCTTTAATCGCATCTTCCGCAAGAATTGAACAATGTATTTTAACGGGAGGTAAAGCCAACTCTTCAGCAATTTGGGAGTTTTTAATTTGACCAGCTTGTTCAAGTGTTTTGCCTTTAACCCATTCGGTAACAAGTGAACTACTAGCAATAGCAGAACCACAACCATACGTTTTAAATTTAGCATCTGTGATGATACCATCAATTACCTTAATTTGTAATTTCATCACATCACCACAAGCAGGAGCACCGACCATACCAGTACCTACGGTATCATCTATTTCTATCTTACCTACATTTCTTGGATTCTCATAGTGATCCAATACTTTTTCTGAATATGCCATTTATCCTTCGCAAGCTATACAATCGTTACCTTGAGCAATTTGTGTCATATCTAGCTCTTTGATAACATTTCTCTCAATCTTCTTAGATACTTTATCTGCCTTACCAATCTTTTCAGAACGGCAGTAGTAAAGTGTTTTCAGTCCTTTTTTCCATGCCATAAAATGAATGGCGTGAATATATTTAATGTGTGCATCTGGCCTAAAGAATAGATTTAGTGATTGTGCTTGGTCAATATATTGTTGTCTATCACCAGCCAATTCAATAACCCATCGTTGGTCAATTTCCATGGATGTTTTAAATACATCTTTATCGTGTTGTGACATCCAATCCAAATGTTGAACAGAACCATCATTAGCAATAATGGATGACCAAACATCATCGTACCATTCGGCCGATTTATCATGTGATAGTTTAGTAATTAATTCATTTAACCAACGATTCTTATTTAAGAAGGATCCCGAAAGAGTATCTTGTCGATAAGCGTTAGCACGGTAAGGCTCAATGCTAGGGCTAGTATTACCCATGATAATTGAAGAGGATGCGTTTGGTGCAATAGCCATAAGGTGACTAAAACGATTGCCAGTTCCCACCGCATCAGGAGCCTCACCTCTTTCCAGTCCAAGTTCTTTATTCGCAACATCTAGTCCCTCTCGAATAGATTTGAAAATACGGTTGTTGGCAACTTTGGCCATAACACCTTCAAAAGCGATTCCGTTACGCTGTAGATAAGCATGAAACCCGAGAGCACCAATGCCAATAGAGCGCTCTCGTTGAGCGGAGTATCTAGCACGACTGATACTGTCAGGAGCATTATCAATGAAGTAATTGAGCACGTTATCAAGCATCTCAGCAACGTCTTTAAGAAATAGTTTGTTATCTTTCCATTCATCATATGTCTCCAAATTTAAACTCGATAAACAACATACTGCTGTTCGCTGTTCATTGGTGGGTAAAATAATTTCAGAACAAAGATTTGATTGATGTACTTTTAATCCCAAATCTTTTAAGTGTTGTGGTAATTTATTGTTGCTTGTATCGATGTAATGAATGTATGGTTCACCTGTGTGCATACGCAATTCGAGAATCATTTGCCATAACATTTTCGCTGATACAGTTTCACGAACTTCGTTTGATGCTGGATCAACTAACTTCCAAGAATCATCAAATTCGGGATCCAACATAGATTGTTCAATGATGTGCATGAACTCATCGGTGATATTAATACCATGGTGTAAGTTCAAACAACGTTGATTTTGGTCGCCTGTCGGCTTTCGCATTTCGAGGAAAGATATAATATCTGGATGACTTATATCTAAGTAAGCAGCATACGAACCCCTGCGAGTACGGCCTTGCCGATATGCCAAAGAACTCGCATCATAAATTTTGAGATGTGGCATAACACCTGTAGACTTGTCATCAGCAGAACGAATACCAAAGCCGATACCGACTCCGCCACCCAACATAGACAGCCAATTAGTTTCTGATAGATTATCAACTAATCCCTCTGCAGTATCTTCAATATAATTAAGGAAACATGATATAGGCATCCCACGCTTACTACGACCAAAACTGAGAATGGGAGTAGAATAACTGAGCCAATGCTTACTGCTGTATTCATATAATCTTTGTGCATGGTCTGGATTGCTCCCAAAGGTTTTTGATACAAAGGCGAATCGGTGTTGTGGACTTTCTTCATCTTCCCTCATGTAACTTTCTTTTAATCGTTTGATGCCTAATTCGTCAAAAAGTTTATCTTTTTCTAAATCAATTTTAATTCCTAGATATTCCATATTCACCTTGTTGTTATTGTTGTTGAATTTAATTCTAAATCTGATGTGATATGCTAAACTTTCTTCCAATTCACGAATTCCATCTTTGCTCTAAGATTTATGAAGGTATTTTTATTTACAATATCTTGAATTTCATCCAATGAAAAATCAGAGTCCAACACCATATCGTTAATATCTTTTTCTTTAATATATTCTGGCCATATAACAACATTAAAATGGTTATCTATGGCGTGTTCCATCTTTGCGACTATTTCTTTGTTACGAGGTTCATTATCGAACACCAGAACCACATTGGACTTGTCCACGCAATCGGTGACCGATTCTAAATTGGAGTCTGCTGTTGCTATTGCGTTATCTAAAAACATTGAATCAATTGGACCTTCAGTAACATAAACCATTAACTCTGTGTTAGCTCTATCCATGCCAAACACTTTTTTATTATCATCATGTAGCTTCAATGTTATGTATCTAAGCTTGGATTCGCCTAACGCTCGCCCCTGAAGTGCGACCAAGTTCTTTTCTTTATCATAAAACGGTATGACGAGCCGGCGGTCTTTCTCTTTAAGGTTTGTGTTCTCAATCCCAAGACTTTGTATGAAGGCTGCGAAATCTTCCGCATAGTATAGTTGCGAGTGAAAGGTCTTTGGAATCCGTCTGTCATGAACATAGCCCTTAGCAAAATGCGCCTCTGGTAAACTGTCGATTGATGGAAGTTCCAACGCTTTCTTAAATGACGGTTTCTCTGTCTTGAAATCTTCAAAGTCAGGCTTGGGATAGTTGTTGTTTCCTGTTTCTCCATTTTTATATCTTTCAAGTTGATACTCTTTTACTAGGCTTTCGTCTACTAATTTTAAAAAATTATAAAATGTAGTTGATACGCCACAATTATGACACATATAAAAATAGTCATTTTGTTTGCGGTATACAAAACCACGGGATTTAGTTTTATTCTTTTGGGAATCGCCACACAAAGGACACCTGAAGTTATAGAGGTCGTCTTTTTTCTTGGCGAACCTTGGCAACTTAGGTGACATGCGCAACAGGAAAGTCCTGTCAATAAAAACACTCATAATATAGAAACCAATTAATTATTTAATAAACTTGACTATTGTATCAGGATTTACGTGTGAAATCAACCATGAGATAGCAATAATACCACCGGCTAACATCCACTTCCATTTGAGTAAGGCATCTAGAGCATCCTTCTCTTGTTTGTTATGGTCACTCATATCTTTACGGAGAGATTTGAATTCTTCCATAATTTCTTTGTTGGAAGTTTCCATTTTGTCCAAAACGGTATCTATTCGCTGATGTATCTCTTTGATATCGGCTTCCGTTTCTAGTCTACGATTATCCATGTTTGTGTAAACCTTTGCAATATGGCGGTCGTGTTGATCCACCAGTTTTTCTATGACCTGATCCATTTTATTACAAAGAGCAGATAAAGTCAATACTTGTGTCTTTAAAACACCAACATCAACTTTGATTTCTGAGATATCGTCTGCCATTTTATTTCTTCTTATCTGGTACTTTTGTACCTTCTAGTTTCTTGTGTGTTTTAACATTCTTACACACTTCCTTTTTGGTTTTTTCATCTACACGGCAGACTTTCTTTACCACGGCTTCAGCATAAGAAACTTGTGAAAAACAAAACACTAAACCCAATGAAATTAATAACTGTTTCATTTTATTTTCCTTTGGTTATCATAGCCTGGATTTTTGCTTGAATTGCTTTAGCCCAAAATGGTTGTGGAAAATTCCAACCTACAAATGCGCCGATTGCAATCCAAAAAATTGTATCTAACATGATTGTCCTTATAGTTCAGGTTGTGATGCTGGTGGTGGAGCAAATTTTCCACCCATGGTTGTTGGCGTTGGTGTAGGTGGTGTTGCAACAAAAGCAGGAGATGTTACACCACTAAAACTTGGTACAGGCGTCTGCATATTGTTTGCAGTAGTACTAGCCACTTTCTCTTGTGTTCTACCAAAAGCAGCAATACCAAGAACTGCACCCATAGCAAGGTGAAATAATCCTGCACCTTGTAATGTTAGTGGTTGCCATTGGTTGTGTACCTGACCATGATTTACAGCTTGAAGTATACTCCATAAAACAGGAAATATAACCATATCAAACATACAGACAACCATATACATCCAACCCATGGCAGGACGCCAGCGCTTTTGCATCCAATCTTCTGCCATTATGCCCCCAAAATATGTTTAGCGTGTTCATAATGTTTAATTCTATCATCAAGTCCAATCGTACCACCATTGATACGTTTAGTTAATGTTAAGATATCTTCTTTATCAGCCCATTGATTGAGATTATTTGATTCCCAAAACCAGCAAGCTGATTGTGCAGCACCTTCAAATGTTTGTAGATATTCTGGCACATCTTCAACATTCATTTCCAGACTATCTGCAAACGATTGGTAATTACTCTTACCGGTCAGTTGAATTAGACCACGACCACAGTAACGGAAACCATCACCAGACGCTTCATCTCCATTACCCATACGATTAGCGTAGACCTTATTGGCAATCGCTTCCTGTTTGTTTGGAAGGCTTGCGTATTGATTGGCAATCTCATCATTAGGGAAATACTTACCAAATATCTTGCGTAATGTGGCAGCCTTGTAATTCAAATTTTCTTTGAGAGCTGTGAACCCACCAGATTCATGAGCACATTGAGCAATGAAAGCCGCAATACGTTGAGGAGTATTAATCTCATAGTCAGGCAACAATTGTGAGAGAGCCTCATACCATTGGTCAATATATGGGTTATTTGGCAGTAATTGCTTTAATTGTTCTTTAGTTAATTGCATTATGCTATGGCTCCGGCCAATTCAACTGCAGTAACTAATGTTTTATAAATGTCTTGATTTCTCTGTAAGGCCGCTGCATTTTCGTTTATTTTTCCAACAATGTTTAAATCATTAATCAATTCTTTAAAATCGGCTGCAGAAAGCTGACCTAACTCGTATTGTTGTTGATATGATTGTGCTAATTGTGATACTTGTAATAAGTCATTCATTTGGGTTTACTCCCGGTAACTTGTTGAATTCGTTCTGCCGTTTTCTCTATGATATTTAGTTTTGCCTTGCAGTAAACTTGACCTATAGGCGGTTCTTTATCGTATAATTCTGTAACTAGTCTTAATAAATCAGCATTTAACTCATTATTCTGTCGATTTCTTGGAAGATACTGGCTGAAGTTTTTTAATTCTACCGTGGTGAGATATAAATTCTTTACAGTAGATTCATCACAAATTTTTGATGTTTGAGCAATAGTTCTAATCTTATTAACCAAAGCATATTCATTGGTGTCATAACTGGCTACCCACAAATCTTGTAGTGTTGAACATCCTGTTATTAAACTAACAGATAAAATAACTAATAATTTTTTCATAGTTTCTTCTTCTCAACAAATTCATTATATTCTTTTAGTGCTTCTGCTGGCATAGGTTCAAAACGAACACCTACTGCCAAAATACAATATTTTTGTTCTTCTACTTTTTCTACAACTGAAAATGATCCTGTTTTTGAATTGACAAAAATTACCAGTGAGTTGAAAATTGGAACACCTAACACAAGAGAATTCAATGCACGAATAAACGGAATTTCATCAAACTCACCTACGAGATTGTATATGTTCTCTTTGTTTACACAAGAAATTGTGCGAGTTTCGTTCATTACCTCTTGAGAAAATACAAGATTAGGTATCATGCATAAAAGAATTAACAGTTTTTTCATGGGTTTAAAGCTTTCTGCTGTCTAGCCCAATTCTGAAATGCCTCATGTTTGGCTTTCAATTCATGGTAGAGACCATAATTTTTAACAATAATGGTTTCAGCAGTTGATAGTTCTACTTTACCTTCCGGTAGAGTTAGTAGGTTTGGTACCGGTTCCATTAGTTCCTGTGGTGGTGTTGGGAACGGTATCTTTAGCGGCGTGATTGAGCACGCTTGTAAAAGAACTAGGCAAGTTACACAAAGCGTCATCTTTAGTGTTAATAGATTGTATAATTTTTTCATTGTTACT